TAGTGGAGAAGGTTCAAGTTTCAAACCTGGATATGATCTACAAACTGATCTTAAATCAGTTAAAGACTTCAAGCCTGGTATGTATGGTGATGTTAAAACTGGCGACACTGGTAAAAAAGATGATGGTCCTTTACCAAGAGGTGAATCTCCTGCTTCTCCTGATAATAAAACAGATAAACCAGCTGCTAAAGCTGAAGAAAAAGATCCCAAAGGCGGTAAAGAAGCTGCAGATAATCAAGAAAAAAAGGGAGAAAAAACTCCTAAGAAACAGCAAATGAATATCGATATCAAAAGCAAAAAGAAAAATGATTCAGAATAATATTCTTTCAGATAGACTTAACGCATACAGACAAGGAGAACCATTTCCAGATTCAGGATCTGAAGATTATGAAAATTCATTAGAAAATAATCTTTCTATTATTACAAAAATGGGTGTAGAAACAGTATATCTACTTTCTACATTCTTGCGATCTGTAGCTTATGGCTTTGCACTTAAAACAATTCTTATAACGGATTGGAAATTTATAGCTATTCTTGCTATAGGTTATTCAATAGATTTAATAACAAACGGAATATTTAACATATTTAAAAATTAGTACATATGCACGGTAAATTAATAGTCCTTGAAGGGACTGATGGTGCTGGAAAAAGCACCCAAGTCAAACTCATCCAAAAATATCTGGATAGCAAAAATCTTAAATCTGCCTTTATTCATTTTCCCATCTATGATGATAATGAATTTAGCGAAATAATCGCAGCCTTTCTTCGCGGAGAGTACGGAAACATCGACAAAGTTGATCCTTATTTTGTTGCAAATATCTATGCAATGAATAGATTTCTATTCAAACCTAAATTACATAAATTATTATTAGAAAATGATGTAGTCATATTAGATCGATATGTTTATTCAAATGCTGCATTTCAAGCTGCAAAATATTCCTTTGATAGTTTAAACGAAGTTACGAATGAAACTAGAAATGCGTATAATATAATTGAATGGATTTTAGATTTCGAATTTAATTTTTTAAAATTACATAGACCAGATTTAACTATATTTTTTGATGTTCCGATAAATACAGTAGAAAAAAGATTATCAGAACAAAGAGAAGGTGATGATAGAGATTATTTAAAAGGGAAACAAGATATTCATGAAGCGGATATGAAATTCCAATCAAGAGTAAGAGATATTTATCTATCTCTACAAACAAATGATTATAATTCGTTATGGCCTTATCAAATAGTTGATTGTGAAGTAATGGGAGAATTATTAACTCCAACTGAATTGTTTTATTCATATAAACCATTCGTTGACAGAACAATAAAAAGAGATGGCGTATAAGAAAAAAGAACCGAAACCAAAAACTTTTTTTCCTCAGGATTATCCTGGATTTAAAGTTATTAAAACATTTAAAAAACCTAGATCTCCGCGGACAAAAATGTTTGCTACTGGAGAAAAAGATGGATGGTTTGTGGATGTTTTTGAATTAAAATCTCGAACAGGAGAAGTAGTTGATAATGAAGGATGGATAACAAAAACCCAGGTTGAAGAATGGACATCCTGGTATAAGAACATGGGATGGGAAGAAGTAAAAATTTAACAAAAATTTATCAGTCTTAACAAACCATAATTGATTATGGTGGTTATATTAGATTAACACAAATTATTTTCTAAAAAACTTTATTTAAGATAAAACTTTTTGAATCGACATGTATAAAATAAATACAATTAAAAACTAAATTAAAATAATTATCATTATGAAATTAGAAAACGCAACCGAGGAAGCTACTATCGTGGAAGAAACACAATCTCCAGCAGTTGATGCAGGACAAGCAATTGAGCAAGATGCGTATGTACCAACATATAAAGTAAAACCTGAATTCAAACAGGCAGTACTTCAAGCCATTGGTGACAGACCATTTAATGAAATAGCTGGTCTTATAAATGCTATCAATGTTCCTGTGATGGATCATAACACCCTCACCCAAGTTATTAACGTGATAGGTCAATTTCCATACGTAAGAGTAGAGAAATTACTTGAAAATGTTAATCAGTTCGTAGAGCAGAACATTCCTGAATAAAAAACAAATGAAACTTTAAAACAGTCGATACACCATCATAGTGTATCGACTTTTACAAACACTCAAATAAACAAGGACAGCATTTATGGGAAAAAAATCAAATTCAATTCAAACGATAGCATTAAATTTTATAGAAAAAAGGGATAACCAAAATTTCTCAGAATTAATAGATCGATTGAAGCCAGGATTAATGTCATTTGTATATAAGTACGTACAAGACAGAGACATAGTAAACGAAGTACTATCTCAAACATTTATTTCAGTTTGGGAAAAAATAGATCAGTATAACACAAAATATAATTTTTCAACATGGGTTTATGCAATTGCTAAAAATGAAGCACTTGGACAAATTCGAATAAAAGGTAAATCTTTTTCATATGAAAAATTAACAGAAAATCACTCAAAGGCATTGAAAATGTATTCTCCAACGGATAGTTTCAATACCGAAGTGGTGGGACCAGTAGGTGAAGATTTAATTCAACAATTGTATGATGCTTCACTAAACGCTATTAAAAAATTAAAGGAACCTTATAAAACTGTAATGATTGAAAGAGAAGTTAATAGAAAACAACTTCAAACAATCGCAGATGAATTAGGCTGGAATACTTCAACAGTAAAAACAAGGCTTCGTAAAGCAAGAAAAGATATCGCGGATAGTATTAAAAAAGAATATCCCGATTTAGTATTAGCATATAACGAAAAAGACTAATGAAAACAAGAACAAAACACGATTGGGTGTACATTAATGCGTTTAATTACGCTGGAAATAATTACATCACATGGGGAGTAGTATTAGGTGTAAATGAAGATGGCACGCATAATTTTAAACATAAAGTAGTACCAGCTACAGTTGAAGAAATTGCTACAGCTCAAAATGGAGCAAATCTTTATTTCGCTAGTATTTTTCCTCCAAACACAATTCCAACGCCAACTATTTAATAAATAATCTAAAAAGATCATGGCTGAGAAAAAAGAGAAAAAACAAAAAAGATCTGGTTTTAGATTGTTTAAACCTCACACCTGGGGAATTGTTAAAGTTTATAGGGATTTCGAAAATTATAATGATTGGAAAAAAACTATTAAAGCTGAAGAATCAAATCTTTCATCTAAATATAATAAATGGAAACTTAATCGTAACGCTTTTTATAATGTTTATTTTACAATGGATATAGATGAAACAGAAGCTCAACTTCCTGAACAAATAAAAAGATTAAGATTAATGGAAACATTGGCGCCACTTCATCTTTATTTAGATGAAGAACTTGGATTTGCTGAATGTCTTACACCTGAATTTAATCAATTTTATGATGATGAGGGAAATCCTACACTTACTTATTTAATAGCATATAGATTTTCCTTCAACAAATTTTCTATAAGTTGGTTAATAAAATTCCTTCTAAAATTAGGAGTACTTATTACTGCAATAGTTTTATTCTTTAAATACAACATTTTCGAATGGTTGGTCAATTTGATATAAGAAACGTAAAATGGATTACGGGCTGGAAAGGACTCCCAGAGTGTTATGTGAAAATAAAAACTCCAGGAGTCACTTCTGTCATTAATGAAATGATTCCAGATCCAGAAATGGAAGAATGGGTTCGTAAGGTTGGTCAAGCCAAAGTAGATGAGATAATGACCAATGCAGGTTATCGGGGAACTGCTATGCACCTCTTTATTGAGAAGTTTATAACCACTTTTGCAAAGACTAAAGATCCCTCAGAAGCCCTTAGAGTAACCCAGACAGATAGCCCACCCGAATTAGTTAAAGAAGGAATTCCTCAACATAAAATAGATGAAGGTAGAGAGTTATTTTATAAATTCTATTATTCAGAATTCTCAAACAAATATGAAAATTTAATATCTGCAGAATTACCAATTTATTCTTCTTCATTATTTTATAGAGGAATACTGGATGTTTTTTATTCTGAGAGGGTTTTTGGACCAAGTGTAACTGATTTTAAAACAAGCAATGGTTATATTAAAAAAGGAACAGTAAAAGAATTAAAATATAAATATCAATTAGGTGGTTATGCAGGAGCTTTAGATGAAATGTATAAAGATAAGGGTTTAGTAATTAAAAGAGCTTCTATTCTTTGTGTTAATACTAAATCTGAGGGATTACAAGAAGTTGTTTGTGAAGGAAAAGAATTACAAGATTTCAAAGAAAGATTTAAAACTTTGGCAATTGATTGGCATAAAAAGAATAACCAACAATATTTAATTGCAGTATAATGGAAGAAAGATTTGAATGTGAATGCGGAAATAATTTATTCTGGTTTTTCTGGGATAGCGTAAGATGTACTGGATGTTATAATGAATATAAACAAACTAAAGAACGAAACCAATATATTAATCCATATTCAGAAAGTGATGGTGTAATCACACATTACACAGAATATTGGATGAGAAGATTTAATAAACTGGAAAATAAATATGATGATAATTGGGAGAAAGTCCCTAAAACTTTAAAAAATAAATTATAAAATGGGAAAAACAATACAAATGAATAATGTAGATGAAGCAGCAGCTAAGATTGCAGAATTACAAGCAGAAGGAAAGATAGGAAAACCATCTGACGAAGAAGTAAAACAATTTGCTGAAGATTTTGAACAAGCTAAAATAGATTTTGAAGCTAAGAAATTCGAAATTGGGGAGGCAGAAATGGCTGATAAAGTATATGATTTCGTAATTGAATTCATGGAAAAACATGTCTATTGGACCAAAAATGGTTGGATGGGTGTTATTAGAATGCATGAAGAAGTAAACGAACAAAGAAAAAATAGAAAAGAAGATGAACCTTTTGCAATTGGTTATCAGGCATTAGAATTTTTATTCTTTGCTTTATCAAATCCAGGTGGACAAGGAATTGAAACTGCTAGAGCCATTGAAAGCGTTGCAGATTTATATGCTCAAGTAATAGAACTTGCAGGAAAAAAAGTAGAAACTGCTCGCGAAGAATTGAAAGATGTTCAATGGTTGGGAGATAAGGCATTAGCGGCTCAACAAGGATTTTATCTTGAAAAAGAAGATGGAGTTGAGGGTGAAGAAGAGGTTGCTCCATCACCAGCTTTTAAATCTCCTTCTGCGGATGATCTTTTAGGAAAAAAATAAGAAACAGATGTCTATTAATATATGTTCAGAAAAAAGGATCAAGATAAAACTTGATCCTTTTTTATCATAATATTATAAAGGATATATAAAACAAAATTAAATTTATGGCTAAAAAAGAATTGAAACCATCTTTTTTCGAAAAGAACATTAAATACATATTGATTGTTGTATTCATATTATTCATATTTAAAACCACACAAAGTTGTAGTAGAAATATGAGAATTACTACATTAGATAAAAATATAGAATACTTACAAGATTCCTTAACCACATTTCATGGTTCAGAAAAGACTTTATTGTTAGAGCAATTAGAAGTTGCCGAAGATTCAATAAAAGAATTAAATTATGAATTAAGATTAGCAGCAGAAAGAGTTTTAGCTGCTGATAAAAGAGCTAATGCCGTTCAAAGCACTGCTGAAAAAATTCGTGATAATACAACTATAAATATTGAGAATAAAAATTCCAAAGAAGATACTATCACAGTAAATAAAAATAAAAAATAATGGGATTAAAAATTAGAAACAACAAGAAATTATATTGGTGGCTAATTGGAACCTTTGCGATCCTCTATTTAGCAGTGGCATTTGTATCCACACTCCATGCTATTACTTTCTTTCAATTGGCGAATACATTAGGATTAGCTATATTATTAGGAGCTGCA